CGTGTCTGTAATAATCATATACAGTAGCAGTCGTCCAATTTCTTCTAGGAATTACAAAGCCAGCATTTGTACTTGCTACTTTTTTACAAGCAAGCATATCATCATATGTAAAATTTTGTATATTTTCGTTGTCTGCAGGAGTCACAGGTAATATATCTGTACCTTCATTATTTGTTCTTCCATCTCCTCTTGTAGAAGTCCCAAATGGTTGAGGTCGTCCTATACCTAAATAGAAAGTATTTCCTGACGCTTCAGAAAACGCTTCTTGGAACTGTTCCGAGTTGTGTATTCTGAATTTATTTGTTATAATTGCTGGCATTCTTGTTTCCTTTATCTATATTTATACAAGTTTTCTAATTAATAATTAGTTCCTATTCCGTGGAGTTGTGTTTCTTTAGTAACATCTGCCTGGTTCGCCCAAACAGCTTTGTAAATAACTCCTGTGCCACTTGTACAAGTTGTTTCTCCTAAACGGACTTGTTTAACACCAGTACTATAGACTGGAGTAATAGGATCATAACTTGACGCTTCAGTCCAGTTTGAACCATTATCGCAACTGAAATATATTTTTAAATCCGTTCCAAGAACTCCTGTTCCAAGACCATCTTTATAAAGCATTGTTCCAGCTACTTTTGTTTTAGCTACATCTACTGTATTTGCTGATTGAATTACTGTTCCTGTTGCTGTTGCTGTTGTACGTTCTTGTGGAGTAAAAGTTGTTCCATTAGGATATCTACAATTATTTGATATTCTTAATTCATCTAAATAACCGTTAATAACACCATAACTATCAGTATGTGGTGCTTTGCTTATCCATAGTTGACCACCTAAAGCACCAGTAAATAAATTACCACCAGAAGAACTTGGCATTGAAACAGAATTATCTTGTACACCATCCAAATAAAATCTTATTGTTCCACCATCCCTAGTAACTGCTATATGGTGCCAAGTACTTGTAGAAAGAGCAGTACCACTTACAAAAGTAAAATCATCTGTTGTTGTTGTACTATCTCTATGATAAACACTCAATTGTTGTTTATTACCTGCATTAGGAGTAAGTGTCCAATTAAAAGAACCACCAGTATCGGTAGCATCTGTTTTGGATTGTCCTAATATTTCTATTCTAGTTGAAGGTGTATTAACATTAATATATATCCAAGTTTCAAAAGTAAAATCATTTGTTCCAAAAATCCAACTATCACTATCAGGCATTGATAAAGAGTCATCTGAACCATCAAAGAAAGCAGCAGCACTTCCAAATTTTTTCTCTCCTGTATTTGTAGTAGGTTGATTACGTCTAGTTATTGTTCTATTGTGTGAAGAACTATCTGTAAATACTGTTCCAGCATTTGCACCATTCATATGTAATAATGCTAAAGTATTAGCGTCGCTTACAAATTCATCAACAGCTGTTACGTGAGTTGTCATATGACCACTAACTCTATCTACATCTGTTTGTGTTCCTAGATTTGTGTCATCTGAAAACGTATCTATAAAAGCGTTAGGCAAATTGAAAGCAGCAGACGATTCGTTTGTTGCTTCTCTTAAAGCCAAAGCTGTTACATCATCTTTAACTGGTTGCACACTTGCACCTAAAGTTAAAGGTGTGCCATCTGCATTTACATTGTTAGCTCTATTTCTTGTTCTAATTCCCATTTTATGCTCCTAAATATCTAAACACTATTTCTGCACTAGCGGCAGGTGCTGTTACGAAAGTTAATGTTGTTGAAGATATTGTATAATCGTCTGTTGGTACTAAACAAATACCATTTACATAAACTAAAATATTATCTACAGTTCTGCTAGCAAGAATTGTAAATCCTGTTGTTGAACCGTCACCAACATTTGACTTATCTGTTGTGAAAGGTGTAGCACTAGCGGCAGCTGTTGGTTCAAATTTTGTAGTTGTAGAATTCCAAGCCAATACTTGTCCATTAGTAATTCCTGTTAAACTTATATTTGAAATATCATCAGCACTAGAATTTTCTGTTAACATTTCAACCCAACCAGCCGTAGTTGCTACATAAGGTTTAAGTGTATCTTCTGCTAAAGCAGGTGTACCTGAATAAGTAGTTGAATTAGGAAAGGCTGCTACGTTTGCGTGATTAAATCTTATTGCTGAGTTTGATCCACTAACTGTTATATAAGCAGAACCTATTAATGATAAACCACTTATAGTTGAAGCAGTTGATCCTAATGAAATTGCTGTAGAACCTATTGTAACTGAATCATTTGCTAAATTAGCATTTGTAATTCCAGCAGTACCACTTAATTCTGCATTTGTAAGTCCTCCAGCGGTTAGTGTAACATTATCACCACTTACAACTGTTGTTATACCAGTACCACCAGATATTTTTAAAACATCTCCTTGTGTTATGGAAGAAGTTGTTGATGTATCATCTGCAATAGCGAATAAAGAACCTGTAATTACAGGAGTTAAAATAGTTTTATTTGTAAGGGTTTGAAAACCTGATAATGATACTACATCACCTGATGGTGTGTTAATAACTGGACTTGTTAATGTTTTATTTGTTAAAGTTTGTGTTGCAATTTCTGAAACTAAAGTTGAGTTAGCACCTTTTGGTAATAACATTGTGTTGGTTACACCCTCACTATGTTCTTGCGAAGCGATAGTCTGTCCGTGTGTATTAGCGTGGCAATTAAGTGTGATTTGTGCGTCAGCGGAAGAACCATCACCTCTAACTAATAAAATTCCAGTAGCTGGTTCTAACTCCATATTACCAGAATCGTTTATCAATTTACTTCCAAGAGTAGCAGTAGTTAAAGTTTTACTTGTAAGAATTTCTGTACCACCAAGTGTCGCAAAATTATCATCTGACAAAGCAGTATTAAATAGTGCTGTAGTACCTGTAATAGTATTAGTTGCTAAATCAATTGATTTATTTGTTAATGTATCTGTTGATGTTTCTGTAAGAACTGTAGCGTCAATATCAAAAGTTAAAGTATTACCAACTAAAGTAGTATCAATACCAGTTCCACCTGCTAAAACACGTAATCTATTCTGGTCTATAGAACTACCGTCACCTATAGCAGTATAAATTTCATTAAAGTTATCATTTATAATAGCACCACCAATTCGGAGGTTACTACCTGTTCCGTCATTAGCTGCTGATCCTATATCTATTGATTGTTTTGCCATTTCTTCCTTAAATTACTTTACTATTTATAATCTTTTACGGTGTTGTATCATCAAAAGTTGGTCCTGTTTGAGAGAAGTTAGTTACTGTATTACTAAACTCATTATTACTATAAGTTAAGAATGAAGGAAACGCAAGAGCCATTTTAACTTTCTGTCCTTCAGGATGAGAAGACATTAGGAATACTCCACCTTGACCATCTAAACTAGTTCTTGTTCCAAATACTTTTAAATTATTTAATTGTTCAAACGTATGTCCTGTACCACCAATTGAAGTATTAAATATAGTATTTGCATACCTATTAAGTGTTCCCCATTTTGGTCCAGCATATGCGTAACCAGCTTTAACAAATTGACCACCTATTGTTGCCCTTTTTCTACTCAAATAATCTATTGTTAATCCAGGTCTTGTTAAAGTTACATCTCTTTGATTTGCTTCAAAATGTTCATTTGTATTATGGTCTAAATCAATAGCTCCTGGTTCAAGAGGTTTTGCTCTTAAAGATGTTCCATCATCTATCGTTCCTAATCTTCTACCAAATATCACCGAGAATAAAGTATTAAGAATTGCAATTAATGGTATTTCAACTTCCGTTCTACCAGAAACAGCACCAACTAATGGTAGTGTTCCTCTAACATCTAGTTGTGAAGTAATATCTACTTGACCTGTAAAATAGAATCCTGCTGTATGCATTGTCTTTTTAAATGCGTCCCGCCATACTGCAATAGAACTAGCAACTTTTAATACATAAGAAAAATCTTGATAGTATCTACTATCTTGTACTTTCATTGTTACTTCAGAAAGTTTACCATCTTCATTAATAAATTTACCATCTGTATCTGAAACTGAAACTACATTGACATTTGCTGTTGCAACATCAATTTTAGCAATAGTTCCTGACCCACCTGAATCTGCTGATAATGTTTGACCTTCTGTAAATACACCTGTAATATTTTTAATTCTTAATACATTTGTAGAAGTGTTATATGAAACAATTGTTCCTTGTCCACCTGAAACTGTACAAGATTGCCCTACTGTAAATAGACCAGTAGCACCTGTTAATACACAACTGTTATAAAATTCTAATACTGGAGGACTAGGAGCGTCTTGATATTTTTTTCCTAACTCAATTGTTTTTAATGCAATAATTCTTCCAATTTCATCACCCCACGCCTTTACACTTCCAGTTGAACCACTTGATGATGTTATAGTTACACTAGGTAAAGAAGTATATCCTGTTCCATTATAAACTAAAAATATTTTTTCAATTGATCCTGGACCTGTACTTTTTTCTTGCATAATACTATTACCAAAATATTGGTCACCTGCCATAGTACCATCTTCTAAAACTATTTGGTCCGAATCTTCAGCGGAAATACCACCATTAATAACTCTTACAAATCCAGCGGCATCCTTTCCACCTGTTCCAGTATTATCAAATACTAATTTATCACCGACTTCATAATTTATTCCTTTATTATTAATTACAACATCTGATAATCCACCTGAACCAATTTCATTAATATTAAATATAGCACCAATTCCACCTGCGATAACTTTAACTGTATCAGAAGTTTCATTTAATGCACCATCATTTGTAAGTACTTTTGTTCCTGGTATTCCTGTTATAGTTGCTTTAATATACCAATCATCTGTATCAGAAGCAGAACCTTGTAGTTGTTCTCCAATTATAAATGTGCCTTGAATAGAATCATCATTTAAAATAAATTCTGTAACTGTATCTGCACCTATTTGAAAATTGGTAACATTTTCAACAACTGCATAGGCACCACTATCTGCACCTGTAATTGTTCTTCCAACTAATTGTGCTGTATCGCCAATATCAGCAATCGCTCTTAAAACTTTTAATGTATCATATTTACCATCTGATATTCTTAATATTTGTTCTCTTGGATAAAAGGTTTGTGATTCTTCATTGAATAATATTCTAAAAAATATTTCGTGTCCTCTATTCGTTCCTTTTGAACGATAAAGTGATTTAACATTTTTTATAAGACTTCTTTTATCAACTTTGTTTGCTAATGTATCTGGTAGTGTTGCTAGAAACTCATCTCTAAAGTTTGATAAGAAATTACTAATTACATTATCTGGATCTCTAAAGTTAACTAGGTCAGCAATATTATTTATTGGATTTGGTTTATAATTATTTATTGTTGCATATGCATTTGAACTACCACCTACAACTATTTCACCTGTTATAAATTTATCTTGAGCAGATATGAATAAACGTCCACTATCTAAATCTTCTGTTAATAAAACAGCAGTTGCATTAGAAGTTTGTCCTGTAATTGTTTCACCTCTAGTAAATTTTCCATATTCAGTACCAGAGTAAATTTCAAAAATAATTTTATCACCTACGTCAAGTGGTGTTCTTGCACTACCTAAAGCACTTGCATTTAAAACTAAATTATTTGCTTGGTCTGTTTCTGTTTCTAATAAGATACCTTCTGTAGATTTAACAGAAGTTACTGATAACTCAGCGGACTCTAGTAATTGGTAATAGACTTTAAGAAATTCAGCAAACTTTGGATGCTCACTAACTATAAATTCAGGTAGTTGACCAGAAAGTATTGTTGAAATTTTATCATTAAACTTTGCCATTTGTCATTAATAACTGGAAGTAGTTGTGTATCCCACACCTGCCTCAGCACTTCCTCCTACAAAACTATCAGCGGTAACTGTTACAGTTGAATTTGCAATATCCATTTCAACAATTTGGTCTCTAACTGGAACAACATCATTAGAACTTGGTGTTACTGTTAATTCAACTACTGTTGAAATTGTGCCTCTAATATTTGATATACTAGCAATGTTTAATGAATTAATTGTTATTGCACCTGTACCATAATCAATAGTACCTTGCGTTGAATTTAAATAAGATTTTACTCCACTATCTACATAATATAAACGAACATTACCTGCGCCGTCATCATCAAAAAAGCATTCGTTATCATTACCGTCTATTTTAAATCCTGATGAACTTAATATTCCACCTTCACTTGATAAATGTCCAGAGTGTGGATTATATAATGCATTTCTAAAATAGATACTATATTTTGAAGATGTTAAAAGTATTGGTTGGAAAGATTTTCTTATTTTAACAGTTGTTATGTTTGATAAAATACTATCATCTGAACTATCAATCAAACCTGTAACTTTTGAAAATCTAAATACTGAATCAAACTTTTGTAAAGTAGAAGCATTATACGTTGTCAACTTAGCAATAACATCTGCCTTTATAGTATCAGCAGTTTTTGCTGTTGCCTTTGCGTCATACTTAACATTGGAAATAATTAATACAGAAGTTGTTTCTGGATCTTTTATAATTGGTCTTACTGAAGCAACGTTATAAGGTTTTAATTGAGTTACTATATCTGCTTTTGATGTATCTGATAATACTGTTCCTGATTTTGCTTTGATTGAAATATTTACAACACCGTAAGTCGGAGTTTCATCATCTTCTCCACCCCAAGCACTTACTGATAATGCATTTGGATAAATTGATTTAATTATTGTTTCATAATCAGTTGCTGTAACTGCTCTATCTTGAGCACCATATTGTAAAGGTGCATTAAATTTTATTGACTCATTTGATTCTCCAATTGCACCACCTGAAGAATTTGATTCAGTTGTTATAGTTACGTTATTAAATCCACCAACATTTCCTGATAAATTAAATTTTGAAGCACCATTTGAATTTACTGTATTAGTTACAATGTATTCTAATATAATAACATTACCATCTTCTAATTTTTTACCTGTTACACCATCACCAAAATAAATTTCATACCTATTACTAGAACCTTCTTGTATAAAAAATGCTCTTGTATCACTTGATACACTATTATAACCACCCGCTACTGTAAAAACTGTTTGTGTTGTATCTGTATTACTATTTTGAACTGTAACTTTTAAAGTTGAAGTATCTGCCAAAGTACTAGGTATAACAAATTTCTGGTCTGTATCATTTGCGTCATACGTATATTTAAATGTAACCAATGTTCCTTCATAAAGAGGAACATTTTCAAATTTATAAACTCCATCTACTGGTGAAATTGTTATATCTTCATTAGTCACATATTCATAATCAACTGATTCAACTGTAGTTGTGAAAACTGTTCCTTTTTGCATTGTAACAGACGAACCAGTTGCGTTATTAACAACAACATCAATTTGTGCTCTTGGTGCTCTAGGAGATGTAGGAGTATATCCTAACATCTTTGCTAATGAAACAATATTTTTTCTAATATCAGCACTATCCAAATACATTTCATTAGTTGACATATTAGCGATGTATGACAA